TAGCGCGACTTGCTTACATCATCTTTGTTGATTTTATATGGGGCATGCAACCACCCCATGTGCCGAACATAAGTTATTAACTGTTCGGCTACGCTTGCAAAAAATTAGCGCGGTTCATGATTTGGCGGTTGATTTGCTCATAAATCCATTGGAATCGCGCATCGCTGTAAAGCTTTATTGCGTTTTCTTGGCTAAACGGGAATTTATCGCCATCAAGCTCGAAGTTGTTAGTCCAGCCGACTGTATAGCCAGCAATGCGCACGATAGCTTCGGCCTCTTCTTCTTCGGGAGACTTGGTTTTTTTGTTGTTGGTTTTGGTTTGTGCCTGCGCTTGGCGGCGAGCCTCGCTAATATCGGCCTTGAATTTTTTAGAATCTTGGCCAAGCACAAAAAACTGAATAGGGTTTCCATCGCTACCAATAACAACATCGCCCAAAGGGGAAACAATATTAATTGGCGCGCCTTTATCTGCAAGGGTTGCCGTGTCAAATTTAGATAAATCGAAAGTCATAATAAACTCCATCAAAGTAGCATCCAAAAAAGGTTGACCGGCTGAGGTGGATGAGTCCCCGCCACGCGCGTGGGTGCCGGTCTATGCAATCATACCACAAATAAAAAACCCCGCCTAAGCGGGGCCTATATCATCACTTCAAAAAATCAAAATGACAATAAACTCGCAACCAAACCTGTACCGCTTGTGATTGCAATCGTGCCCTTTAGGTACGCTTTGATGGTATCGAGCGGGATTGCTTTACATGCACCAGCAGCGATTGAACCAACAGCATAGCCAGCGGACACATCAACATTGCCAACGCCAGCAACTGGTAAAGTAGTGCCGCCGTTACCATCGATAACGGGAGACAGGCTACCGCCAGTTGGATTGCGGAAAATAAGCACTTGTGAAGCGGTTGCATTGTAAGCAAACGTGTCAGCCGTGCCCGTTAAAGTAGTTTCGGTAACAGTGCGAACACCAGAACCGCCCATGCTTGTAGCTGCAATAGTAGCCATGGTCTATCCTCCTTATGGTGCAACGTCAAGAATTGGTCGATCCAATTCAATGGTGGTAGATGCGCCAACGATTTGGTTAGAGCCGCCGACGTTGGTTGTGTAACCGAAAACCATACCAGTAAAATATTGAACCAAGCCAGATTGGTGAGTTACGCGCCAAGTGTGAACGGTGTACTTAGTTGCGCCATCGGCACCCGCTTTCAGAATAACTTGGCCAGCATCGGTAATGTCGCGGGCCATTTGCAGGGTCAATGAACCGTAGTTGATTTGACCTTTACGCTTAACAGTGTAACCAAGCGCTAACGGGTCATGCGTTACAACGGCAGCAGTAGGGCCAAACTCGCCAACGCTGGTAATTTCGCCCACATCGGTAAACGTCAAGGCTTCGTAGCCTGCTTCGTCATATGTCGCTGGCGCTGATACTGACACTGCTAATTCTGTGCCAAGGCTTGTGTATGCTTCACTCATGAGTAAATCCTCAATTGAAAAATAAAATAAATAGCGCTCATCCGGCTAATAGTTTATCACAATATTTGGATTGATAGAGAATGACTATGAAAGGGCTGTGTAACCAATGGACAGCGTAATAATCTGGTGCGTATTGTCGTAACGAACTGGCGAGCGTGAAGCGTCTTTGATTTTTATTTTCTGGCTGTCATTAGTGATCACAAGGCCGCGAGGAAATGCTGTCTGAATTAGCGCGCACGCCTCAAGACCTGCCCACTTTCCGCCGTTCTTGGGGGTGCATATATCGACTTGATAAATTCCGTCCTTGCGCTGCACACCGCCATCGGTAACGGTTTGGCCAAACGTATCGCCGGATAGATCGTATTCTTTGCAGTATGGCACCGTGGGGATGGGTGTATAAGCCCCTCCACCATCAACAACCAAGTGCGGCAATCCAACAACCGTTTTTAGCTGCGTCAATAGTGCCTGTGAAACCGCTCTTTCATTAATCATCGGGCTATTTTCCTGATTTCATCGGCTAGAATATTTTCCCATGCTGCCACGGATACGCGAACCATGCCGCTCGGTGCCTGCATTGAATCGCCGTATTCCAAGCCTTTCGCATAAGGTAATGAGTTTGTGAAGTAGAAATACTCGCGGAAATTCAGACCATTCACAGACATTTTAAGCCGGTTTAGTGATGATTGGCCGCTAGGATCAACGCTCATATTTACCGTAGTATCAGCGGTTCCGTAAGCAGCTAGCCAGTTAGAACGAAAGCGACCAGTATCAACAGGCGACTTGACCACAATAGACGAGCCAATACGAACCAGCGAGCTTTTTACAACCGTCTCCATTTTCTGGCTGGTTAGGTTGGCGAATCGGCGTAGGTCGCTGGCGAAACTCATACGCGCAACTGCAGCTTGTGATAAATTTTTACACCGCCCACTGACTTAAGCGAATCAACTTTAACAACGCGCAATAGCTCGCCATTGATTTGCGTAAGCATGCCAATAACAGGCTGGCCATCAGTATCAAAAAACACAAACGAGTCACTCATTAAAACGTTTGACCCGTCAATTTGGTTTTTTTTGTATTGCAGTTTTGGTGTTATTATACCGGTGAGCGTTACCTGTGCGACTGGAGTTATTGGCAAGCCGGTGTCTGGATCGTTGCCAGAAATAGCGGGCGCATAGACAGTGCCGGCCTCGCCAAACTCTGCAATAATTTCGCTCGCGTCTATGGCGGCTTGCGCGTAGTCGAAGGCCATTACATCACCCGCACAGCACGGCCAAAACCGGTCGATACTTTCAAATATGGGCGCAGCAGGTTTTCAAGATCGGCAGGCAACACGCGGCTATAAGTTTGCGCGCTACCTTCGGCATAAGTCACTTCGGTTTCGAGCACGTCCAGCTTTTTGCGCTGACTGATAATGTCGCCCGTAGTCGATAGCGTTGTGGTATTCACCAGCAAGGCGTTATTAAGATGCAGCCATGCGCCATACGCTGCGGCCTGCTTGATTTTAACAGGCAATCCAATATCGTTATCGCGGGGGAATTCTAGCGCCTGAGTTTCGGTTAGCTTCTCGCCAGAGAATTCATGCTGCCAGTCGATCCAGCGAATTGACGATGTGGTTAACGCAGGTTCGGCTTGTTCTTCGGTATAGGTGCCAGCCAAGCCGAACAGAGCACAAAACTCAAGAAAATAATCATAATCAGCGTAGGTGTTTGCATCGGCTAACCCGGTGCCATCTTCTTCGATCAACATTGCAAACCCCTAGTAAGTTTTTCTGTATTTTAGCACATAATTGATGGATAAAAAAAAGCCCCTTATTCGGGGGCTTCTTCTTTTTGCTTTTCGATCTTTGGCTTTTTGGCTTTCGCCTCGGCTTCGGCTAATTTCTTGGCTTCTTCCTCTTGCTCTGCTCTGGCTTTCGCCTCGGCTTCGGCGTTAGCTCTGCGCATCGCGTTGAATGCTGCTAAACCCATATAAACCTCGATAAATTAGGCGGCTGTTACACCGCCAGATTGTTAACCGTTAGTGATGATTTGAGCGATACGAACGTTTTTACGCTCATAAACACGGTTCCAGTTCGCAGCCAAAGCAAGCTGCGCATTGGTTGGAGAAACACCGGTAACAGTGTTGCTGGTGAACGCCACACCGCGTGGATGCATAACAAAGTGATTACGAGTAACTAAAATGTCATTGCCTGCCAATGAGTCGCGATCAGTTTCGCTAGGCACTGGAGCGCCACCCATACCCAAGCCAATTGCACCGGTACCGAAAAGGTAAGTGGTGTATTTAGCCGCGTCATCGCCAGAGGCAGCGCCTTCGCGTGGGGTGTATGGGCATTTGTCATCAATGATCACTGGCAGACCGCGATAACGTTCAATCTCTAAATTGCCTTCTGACTGCTTAACAAAGGAAATGTTATCAATCTTTTTCAGGTTAGAGTAAACGTGTGAGTGCATGCCGATACCAGAAACACGACCAAGCGCATCACCAAAAGTAGCCTGTGCGTCAATAAAAACGTCACCGCTAAGCTTGGTTGCACTTGAAACATCACTGTTAAGAGTGCCGGAAACGTTAACGGTCATATCGCCCGCATCGTTTGCAACGTTGTCAGCGAAAACGCCAGTCAACGAGGCAATCATTACAGCCTGCATACGGCGCGCCCAGTAGTCAGCCACCAAGTCACCAATGGCGCGCATTGGATCATCACCAGACAACGCTTTAGCCAGGTCATTAACAGACCAAGCTTTACCGCGCACGTGAAGCGCAGCAATGTCTTGGCTTGCGGTGATAATGGCAGGGGTCAACGCAGCCGAATCAGAAAGAATTTCGTCATCGCCAGACAAGTCATTCCAGAACGGCATATTGATAAGCTTGCCGCCTTGGGTTGCCAGCGCATTAAGCGCAGCATCGTTAGAGATAATGTCGCCCATGTATAAGCGCGCCAATTCAGCAGTGCGTGCAATAAAGTATGGGTTGAATACACTTGGTACAATTACGTTTGCAATAGCAGTAGTAGCCATAATATTAAGCCTCAGCTTGTGATTTTAAAGTTGCTGCAAGCATAGGATTCTCTTGTAAGATCCGCGCCTGCTCGGTCAAGTTCAAAGTTTCACGTTTCCAAGGGTTTTTGACAGCACTGCTGCTATTGTTCCCAGACCCGTTAGCCTTTCCGCCGCCATTCGTATGGATGTCGGCTTTTGTTAAGTGCTCAAGGTCTGGATGAGATTTTAAAAACTCCTCAAACCCTGCGCGGTCTAACGATGTGGCACTGCCAGCATCATCAAAAAATGTTATTGAGTCAGTTTCGGCATCAACAGAAATCAGACTGGCAATCAATTTCTTATAGGCGTTTTCTGCACCCTTTACTGCAAATTTGTTGGCCAGCTCTTGCGTTAGCGCGTCACGCTGTTTATTTGCAAGCACCTGCATGCGCTCTTTGAATTTTTCCTCGCTATCATTAGCGCGACGATCAGCATCCTCGATTTTTTGGTTGAGAATGCGCTCCAATTCTTCTTTGTTGCCCTCAGCCTTTGCCTTTTCGTAGGCTTTGCGCTCAGCTTCTGCAATCTTGGCGGCCTCGGCTGCCTCAAATGCTGCCAGCTTTTCAGATAGCGTCTTTTTGTCGTTATCCAGATTATCAGCGGTTTGTTTAACCTTCATAAATCCGGCGTGTTTGTAAACTTCACCATCTTTAACTAGGTCTTTCTGCATCCAATCGGGTAACGAATCGTATTGCTCTTGCGTGTACATAGGCACTGCCCCTTGATAGTTAAAACTAATCACTGATTAGCCTTTGATTGATTTTAATACTTTATTCAGAAATAGGCAAAGATGGGCCCGAATTTTCCGCATCTGCGATCATTGTTTGCGCGTCATCGGGGGCAGCACCACCTAGGACTAGCATTTGGATTGCTTGGTCTTTGGTGTATAGCCCCGCCATATAGGTTTCAATAATGACCCGCTGCTCGTCCGGCGTGATCTTCTGCGCGGCAAAGTCGCGAGGCAATTCTATTGTGATTTGGTCGAGATTATCCTCAATCGCATCGGGCGACCATAAGCCCTCAAACATTCCGCAATAGAGACACAGGCGCGAATATACAGCCTCCATGGAAGCCGCCAATGTGTCGAGCATGGCGTTTTGTTCGCTTGCGTCAATATTGGCCTCGGTTGCGCTTTTCTCGGTGCCGGTCTGGTCTTTGTATGAACCGCCAAGGGCTCGCACTTTGCTTGCATGATTATCGAAATACCACTGGTAGCCTTCAAAGCCTGTATTGCCGCCAACGATTTCAGTAGTAACACCTTCGGGCAAATTGTTTACTGCGCCCGAACCGGTAGCGATAAAATTACGGTTATTCATCTTGGTGAATAGCGCGTGTTTTTGCTCGGTCCATCCGCTTGTGTTGATTGTAGGGCAAAGGTTGCGCAACGCCTCTTTGTAGTCAGCGCTCACAACATACGCATGATAAGCCTTGTCAACGATTGGCGACAAATAGCCGAAACCTTGCGGCATTGATCCGCTCTGAAGTTCTGTGTCGCAGGCTATTTGTACGGGGAGCCATTTTAGCGGCTGATTGCCTACCTTTACGTATGATCGCGCACCCTCAGCGATACCATCAGAGCCTTCAACAATCTTCTGCTGAAAATAATCACCGTTTTCATCAAGCGCCAGGATCAAATAGCTTTTAACTTCTGCATGCGCATATTGCTGATAATCGAAAGTGCTACCAACCTCCATTAGCATCAAAAACGCTAATTGCATGTGGCCATTAATGCGGGTGAAATGCCACTGGACAACGTTTTCGCGGGTGTAGCTTTTGATAGTTGCTCGGGGGTTTAGCACTTTCAAATCGGCAATTGATACGGACTCAAGATCAACGTCAGAGAGGCCGTTATAGTCAGCAACCAGGACACGCCACTTAACCTGCAATACGTCCTCGATTGTTTTCGATATAGACCCGCGCAACGATAGACCGTCACCGTCAGAGTCGTTTTCTAGGTAGTCGATTTTAGATGGCAGCGTTACAACCGTGTCGCCAAAATTCATGCGCCCGGTAATCGAATCCATAGTTTTTTTAGGGAACTCATCAAACTCAGCAGCGGCCAAATACTTAGCATATAACTCGCGCGACTCTGGCGACTTGTCATCTATCACGCTCGGATAGGGCAATGCTTGGCGACCCAACAGCTTCACAAACGACTCACCGGCAATGCCTGCGCGGATGCGTTTAATATGTGGCAGCGCGTTTTGGTGCTCGGTGTGCGGTGTTATAGCTATTACTGGCATGAATTAAGCCCCTGATAGGTTTTGGCTATTGTATCACAAGCCTGCGCGCTTGAAAGCAGCGGAATCTAGCTCTCTAAGTTCGGCAATAGTTAGCGGTCTTTGGGTGGCGTCTGTGAATTTTGACAATCGCATACCGCCATCTTTGAATAGTTTCGCTTTAGTTGGCCCAAGCGTTGATTGAATATACCAATCAGGCTGTGACCGAAGCCATGTGTCGATATTGGTGCCCGCTGGAATTTGACCGACTTTGAAAACGTCTTGATCTTTTTTGCCGCGATATTTGAATTTCTTGTCTGTACGGCTTTGCTTCTTATCGAATGCTTCGCCGCCATCGGATTGGCCGCCTACTGCTGCCCTGGTTCCGTCTGGGTATTCTTGGCCAGCGACTAGGTCAACAATCGCGGTACGGCATCCAAAGTGATACGGCGGGTAACCAACTTGATTCTCATCCTTTGACCACCCTTTCGGATACTTTGACGCAATCCCCATGCAAATAGGCGTTGTCCGGTTATCGAATGTCACCACTGGAAACTCGCGGGTAATCACATCGGCATTAGCCTCTGACATTACGCGGCGGGCTTGAGCAGCATAGTGTTGTACGCCTGTGCGCGCTAAGGATTCGGCCTCGTTTTTAAGCAGCCCTTCACTCACCGTGCGAATGCGGCCGGCAATCTGTCCAACGGTCTCGCCATTAGAATAGCCAGCCTTCACAGCCGAGTCGTAAGCATTGCCAACAC